TTCTTTTTTAGATATTTCAATGTTTGCATTTATTCCGTCAGTAAATATTATTCTAAGCATTTTGATTACCTCCCACATATTCCGCAATAAACCCATATTCAGCACCGCACCGATCCGCTATATTTTTATGCCATACCTGAAAATTACCACCATCGTTGGTAACTACCATAGTCTTTTTACACTTATCAGCCAGCAATGTTGCTTGTCCTTGCCAATATTCCAACTGTGATGATACCTTTGGCTTGCTTAATCTCTCTGCAAGGTTGATAAATTTGTCTATTGCTGATTGATTATTCATCATTCTTTATCCTCATGTCGTTTCTCTAAATTAATTACAGCAATAGCATTATAAATTACATCCCATGTTGATCCACAATTCATACATTCAAATTCTATTTGCACGTTTCCATCAACACCAGAACCATCTGCAACATTATAATCAGACGGACTGCTTTTACACACTGGGCAAAAATCAGCTTCATTTGTATATTTTTTCATATTACAAAACCTCCATACATTAATTTTACTATCTAACCTAACTATTCCTATTCGCAATCAATTTTCGTTCAACCTACCAACCATTACGCCACTCACAATCGATTCCATAACTAATATCACATACATATTTATATCATGTAATAATAATTGTTTGTGATAGGGTGTAAGTTGGCATGTTTTGAAATGTCTACTAGTTATTTTTTATCGTATCCTCGATCTGCATTTTTTTTAACTACCATCTGCACATAATCAGCTATTTGATCTTTAGTTAATCCTAATGGCCCTTCAAGCATTGTTTGGCAGGAGAATTGTAAGTCTATTATTTCCATGGCTAATTTATCATGATCCGTAGGCTCTCCGTAAAAATATTCTTTTAAAATTTCATCCATTTCAGAATCCATGTGTGCAAATTGCTTATTAATACCATTTCCTAAAAACTTTACAGCAGGTTGTATTTGCGACCGTCTCAACTGTTTTAACTCAATTAAATAATCTAATATTTTTTGATTAGATTCAGATATTACTGTAATATCTTTATATTTAGCTATCTTATCTGTTAAATTATCAATTAATGTATCCAATCTATCCATTTCGCGCTATCTCCTCATACACTTTATCCCATATTTCAATCTGTTTTTGTGTGTAGCTTCTATCATTTTTAATTATTTTCTCTTTGGTTTCCTTTACATTCTTACGGTACTGCGCCAGCTCCTGTATTCCGCCCAGCAACTCGCTGTCACCTTCGCATAAATGTATTAATCGTTCAATACTAGCCATATACTACCACTCCTTTTATTATTCAGCCCAACTGAGCATGTCCGTTCTTTTTGTCGACTTGCAAATGTATTTGGTGCAGTCCTCATTCCGTTGGTGAGTTCTCCCTCGGTATACACATTTTATATGCCTACCATCTTCCCTGCTGATTAATTTAGTGCAACTGTCACATTTCGCCATCAGCAACCACTCCTTGCAAATTTACTACCAAAAGTTCTTTTAGCCTCTACATGCATCTCTTTAGATAACAGCCTAGCTTTAACTCTTTCTTCCAACTTGCAAGCAATAGGCTTTGCTTTCGCTTCTGTTGCTAATTTTTCTGCCAACCCTATATCTACTATTACTTTTAATACATCTCTTCTCTCAGGTGCTATTGTGACGTTTTTAAGATTATTGTAGTTATCTATATCACCGTTCTTAAGTATACACTTTTCTTTTTCTACCTTTACAGAGAATATTTCTTCATCTTCTATCTTTCGTTTATATGTCCTAGTTGTGTATGGCTTCTTTACGCTTTTGTTGATTGGTAAATTTCTAGCATACCTCCACGATTTAAAGCACTCCTCTTTTAATCCTAATATTTCAGATGCCTCACGATCACTTGCTCCACTTTCATATACTTTTAGTCTCCTATCAACTTCTTCTTGCTTTAGGCTACAGTGATCTCCACCACGCTTGCCAGCAATACCACCGTTTTTTACTGTCCTTGCGTGCCTGTTAAAAAAGTTTTTCACATCAGCAACCGTTATATTAAATTCCTCAGCTATAACTTTGAATGGTATCGCCCTGCTTTTCATTTCTAGTATTTCTCTATCGTGATCGCTGCACCACGCTTTATGCTCTGCCATTGTCAACTCTCCTTAGTAATTATTTTTTTGACATGCTTGCATCTCTAACGTCATATAACCATTGCTATTCATTCGTAATTTAGTCATATATCCTTTTGTAATACAGTCATTCTTTCCAGTCCTACACGCTGCGCACCGTTCCATAGCTTCACACCCTGCGACAACTTCTGAATAGTTTTTTCTAACCAGCTCTTCCGATATATCTGGAAAATCAACTTTTACATATTGGTGTAATTTAGTTATATCTACGCTTGCCATATACTCCGCTGCTCTGCCATCATGAACAAACTTTACTGCTCGTGCTGCTATCGTATAATCTCGCTTAACGTCCCATGGTAATTGTTTAGGCTTAGTCTGTTCCTCATACGCTAAATCTTTAATAGCATCTTTAATATCAGATATGGTGGGAAACTTTTTACAAAAACTCATACACGACCTTACTGCTGTTTCCATTAGGTCATCTTGATACTTTTGAAACTCTCCCATCCAAAGAACACCTTTAGCTGTCATATCATCGCCGTAATTGGGGTAATTCGCCGAACACATCATTAACAGTTTTTTTGTCATTGAAGGTGTCATCATTAAATATCCTTTCAAAATCATCAAATTGCTGTTCGCGTTTTGATATTTTAGGTTTATTAGTAAATAATTCTTGTTGTGCTGGTTCCCATGCCTCATCAAGATAAGATTTATAATATTCAGCCTGTCCAATAAAATTAGATGCCTTATACAAATAATCAACCTTACTTAACGTTTTACAATCAGCAGCATAGTTTTTAGCAGATTGGATTAAACTATTTGAATCAATTTTATTTTTAATAAGATTATTAAAGTTTTTAAAAGATTGAGGCTTACTATTTTGGTGTCCTTCTTTCGGATACTCTGACCAAAACATTTCAAAATCAGCACTATATATATTATTCTTATCTTTCTTTACTTTCTTATTACCTTCTTCATTAGTTGTTGGCTCGCTGTTGCTTGCCTGTTGCTTGCCTGTTGCTTGCCTGTTGCTTGCCTGTTGCGTAATCCCTTCAAACCCTTGTACTTCTTGGCTTGACTGACTGTTGAATTTTTCGTAGTTCGTGATCTGAAAAATAGTAAACCTGTTCGTTCTGACTGTTGATAAAATCATTCCATCAGTAGTTAATGTTTTTATTAAAGTCCTTAACCTTTGAACAGACACGCCAGTATTTTTATTCCATGCGTTATATCCGAAAATAAACTCACCATAATTTACTTCTGCTAAAGTTCCTTCAAACATGATCTTTTTAGGTTCTTTTAAGTATCTTGCTCTGCCAAGCATCGTCAGCCACACTTTTAAATATTCCGCATCATCATAAATCCAATGTTTAAATACATTTCTGCAAATTGGGATACTATCTTGCAAATCTCACCACCTGCCCCTTTTATATTGGTGAATGTTAATCTATACCGTCATATAAACCTTGACTAATTCTATCTAATAGTGTTGCTTCTCGTATAGCACGAACTAAATTTTCTTTGCTTTCCTTGCATAATCCATATCCGTATTTTGTGTAACGGTAAGATCTTTCAAAAGTGGATACAGGGTAGAATATTTCTCTGTTTAAAACTAGTTTTTTAGTATGTAAATGTTCAAAATATTTGTCATGATATAAAGCTATATAATTTATAGAATCTCCGTCATATTCTTTATAATAAGCAAATTTTGTTATTGAAAAATCAAACTTGGATAATATCTCTGTTGGCGTACCAAACGTACTGCGTATCAATTCAATAGCAATTCCACTTGATTTTTCTTTAAAAGCTGTAACTTTTTTGTTTTCATAATATTTATTGTGTTCTTTGCTTTCTGTAAAATATTTTACTGCTTCGTGAAAGTCAGCTTCTTTTTCAAAAAACACGTCAACATCTTTAATTTTTTCATTATTTAATAAGTTTTTAAAACATCCTCCTGCTATAAATCCTTTATGATTAGCCATAAATGGAGTTAAAAAATTTAGTTTATATAATTGTTCTCTAGACGATTTTATAAAGTTGTCCATTTTTAAACCACTCCCTTAAATAATACTTAAACAAATTCACAACATAATTACCGCTACATTTCCGATCAATAAACACTACTTCAATTCCGTATCTAGCTTGACAACTCGCCAGTGTAGCAATAAAGGACTGCGGTTTAAACTCACTAGTGTACTTGTGATAAACAATATCTGCATAGGTAGCAGATTCTATTAGCAAGATAAACTTCGCGCCTTTAGCCCTCTCTAGCTCTCTTACAAAACGATCTCTATCTTTAGTTAGGTTATTACTCAACTCGTCAAGGCTATTTTTACGTTCGATCACGATATTGTCAGTAAAATAAACATCTTTTGCAATTCCATACTCTTCGCATTTTGGCAACATCATGGAGTAATCTCCATAGTTTAGCTTCTTTGATTCATAAGGTATCAGTCTTGCATCAAAATAGTCCGTTATCCAATGATTGACCTGTTCACGAGTGTCGATCACAATTCGCATAGTTGATAATAGGTAGTCTGTTTGTTTAGGGGATAAGGGGGATTTGCCCCCATCTTCACTTACCATTAAAATGGGATTTCTTCTTCTGGGAATACATCTTTACCAAAAGAATTTACATCGTAACTACCATTAGGAGTACTAGTTGATAGAGTTTTAATCTTAGGAACTTCTACCCCTTCTAATACCTGGTCAACACTGCGTATAAAACGACACTTAGTAGATAATTTAATATCACCGTTATTATTTTTATATTCCTCTTGTCCGAATACCCCACCGAAAAACTTACCTACTAATGATTTTTCATCCCAATTCCACGTATAACCACTATTTGATTTTTCAATTGCTGTAATTAATCCCTTGAAGAATTTAAGGCTATTTCTCTCTGTAAGTTGTCGGTAAATTCCTTGCCATTTCGCATCAGGATTAGCTAAAAATCTTCTTTGAAAATCTTCTAAATAAAAGTTAGCACATTCACCATTAGCGATATCAAATTGCAAAACTAATACCTCTTTACCAGTTTTAGTAACATCAATAATAGCTTTTTTCACTTGGCAAACATGTCCGCCTAAAGTTATTTTCTTAAAATCCCCTGTTGGTACTTCGGTAGTGTCCCATTCTTGCGGTTTTAACATATAATTTAATCCCCTTTTAATTTTATTTTTAATACTCTTCTAATGCTTTTATAACTTCTACAATGTCGTTATCAATTTCGAATTTATCGAATGCACCCATTGGTGATTTTGCAGTTGAATTTCTTGACTGCGTTTCAAATACATACTTTCCTTCAACACATTTTGATAATAAAACTGTAGTAAATTTACTTTCTATGCAAATCTTGTCCAACTTTTTACCACTAGTTTTGATTCTTGTGAAAATAAAACCGCTATCGTCTCGATCTGTTTGGGTATGTGCCGTAAATATTACTGTCAAATCATCTCTAAGTAAGTGCGTTTCGCTGACTAATTGCCATACATTAAAGGCAATATCAACCCATTTGTCATACGATTTTTCTTTCATTCTAGACATTTCATCATCAACCATTATTGTATTGATCGTATCAATAACTACTGTTTTAATATGTGGAGCTTTACTGCTTATTCCTTTCAATGTTGCATTTATAGTTGGTATAGAACTTGTTTGCATGTAGTTCTTAGCTTCTTTGTTGTACTTAGTCTTCCATCCCTTCCAACTCAACCCTTTGCGATCAGCATCAATGATATAGGTTGTTGCAGGGTCTAAATTGCGCAGACTGGTTGTCTTGCCCGATCCTGACTCTCCTGCCAAACATATAACCTTACTCATTTAATTTGCCACCTCACACTATGATTCAGCTCAGCTCCAGGTACTATAATCCCAGCTTTCAAATCTTTTGCAATATCATTTTTCCTTGGGACATATGACTCAGGTACGCAAGTCTGGTATTTTGCTGGTATTTTACCTGCATCAATAATAACTACACTGGGAGGATTATTTTGTTGTTTAATAGTGCAAATATTAGTTTTAATTTCTTTGATACCCGCTAATTCTAATTGACCGAAAAGAAACTCCTTAAGTGATTGTTCTTTAGCATCTATAGACCTTGACAGTGCATCTAAGCGTTTTATTTCTGCATCTATACCTACGCCATAGGCTTGTATGTTTTTTAACATGTAAACGGTATTCTGCGCCTTTTCTTCAATAGCACATTCTATGCTTTCTAGCGTTCCGATTAGTGCCTCATTGTCAGTGTCATCCTCTAACATTTTTTGTACTTCTAGAAAATTTCCAGTCAAGTTATATAAGTTCATTATTAATTCTCCTTTCTATATTAATGCTTGAAATTTATCTCTTAACTCACTTGTACCAGTTGACAAACTATCAACGCTATCGTAAATATTCTGTAATGCAGATTCTATTTCTTCCAATGTTACTGATCCGTTACCAACATCTTTAATTACGTCTTTAAGTTCATTAGCTATATCTGATAATTCATCAACAACACTATCTAAATATCTCATTTATTTTCATCCTCCCATAACTTCTGTTCTTCCATATGCCATCTGCAGCAAAATATCTTCTTATTATCTAAATAAAACTCATGGCCTTCAAATACTGGCAAACCACATAATTCGAAGTCACATATACCAACTATTCCTTGCTCAATTTCGTTGTGCTTTCTGCGGTATCCATAGTCTGGTGATTCTTGATCTGCAATGTCTGGTAGTTCCATATCAGTACAATCCTTTAAAAATCACGATCATTGCTTCACCTTTATCAACTAATAAATCACCACGATCTACTGCAATGCTGAAATTGGCGCTCTGACGATCATTAACAACCACTTGAATACTATCTGATACCTTAGACCTTTTCAGAACCTCACAACCAATGTCGTAGTCTGTTGCTTTACTAAAATCACACATAATAACGTCCTTTTCCCTTCAAAGTTTTAGAAGTATGACTTTCAACTGATCCTGTATTCCATATTGGTATGTTTCCTATCCATTTTCCGTCTATTAGTTTGTAACCATCTTTACGAAAAGACTTTGGTCGTTCTGATAGTGGACATATTATTGGTTGTAGTTGTGCCATCACTTGCACCTCCGCATCTCATAATTTAAAATATCTTGAAATGATTCCAAGTCTGTTTTATTTATCTTCACCCGTGGAGGGTTTATATTTATTGATCTGAGGTTATTTTTTAGGGATTGTGCTGATTGAATACGGTTAATCATTGCTTACATCTCGTAAACTTTTGAAATATCCAATAACATTCATATATTCTTTAAAATATTTTCCATTAGCTGCTCCGTACTCATTAGCAACGCGCAATTCAAATTCCTCCAGCGTTCCACCTTTATAATTATTCCAGCATCCGCACTGTACAATGTTGTCAGTAACGTTATAAATTGTTTGGCTTTTGCGACTTCCGATAGGGCCAACTTGGATAATTTGTTTTGACAAGTTAGCACCACACAAGTTAGCACCACACAAGTCAGCACCACACAAGTTAGCATCACACAAGTTAGCATCACGCAAGTCAGCATCACACAAGTCAGCATCACACAAGTTAGCACCACACAAGTTAGCACCACACAAGTTAGCATCACACAAGTTAGCATCACACAAGTTAGCATCACACAAGTTAGCACCACACAAGTTAGCATCACACAAGTTAGCACCACACAAGTTAGCACCACACAAGTTAGCACCACACAAGTTAGCATCACGCAAGTCAGCATCACACAAGTTAGCACCACACAAGTTAGCTTTAATTCCACCTTCTTTATTTCTCAACCAGCGACCATGGTTATCTATAATTTCTTTCAAGTTTTCTGCTGATAATTTTTCCATTTTGACACTCTCCTATATTTGATGTTATAATACTAATAATTTGTTTTCGATTGCCGCTTTACGAGAGCGGTTTTTTCTATGCCCAAATCGTCATGGTAGCTATTGCCGTTAAGATTAATAACGCTCCAATGGTCAGTGCTACTTTGATAAACGACTCTATAAAACTGTGCCACTTGTGATATCCACCTACTACTGTTCCATGTGAGTTTTTTATTTTATAGTTCATGATTAACCTCCAATCTCTGTAGCGGTGTAATATTTATTCTCAGCCAGTTTGGGTCTAGGCAGTGTGTTTTCGCCTGTGATCATCTCAAAAGCATTTATTACTAATAGCGACATTGATTCTTTACCTAGTAGATCCTTAAACCGTTCGCTATGATCCAACATAAATTTCGCTTGACGGGTCTGTGCATTTTTCAATCTTGCATCAGCATTTTTGTTTTTTGCATCAAGGTCGATTACTTTAGGTTGTTTTGCTGTGTATGTGCCAGTTTTACGAATTTGAGGAAGTATTTCATCACATACGATAGTTTGGAACTTTTCAGCAGTTTCGTTTTTAGCTTTCATTGCTAGGCGGTAGAATATGTTTTCAGGAATAAATGTTTCTTTCGCAACTTCCTGCGAAAATCCAAAACTCTGCAAATACGTAGTAACCGTATTCCATCTTACATAAATAACTATAATTCCGTTTTTATCCACTTTGCCGTCAGTAAATCCCAACCCTCTGGCAACATCTTCTAAATTAAGTTGAGCCGTTCCGTTATTGTCAATAAAACCACGAACATTTTTGATTGTTAATAAATTACTCATTATTGCACTTCCTTTTTAATTACTGTTATTACATCATTTAAGTTTCATAAAAATGATCAGGACATTCAGTAAATTCATTATTGTAAATCCGTTTGCTTTTAATCTTTTTTTTATTAGCTTTTAAACTTCTGTTTATTCTCCATTCGGTAATTGCTGTTCTTGTAATGCCACACAAACTAGCGATTTCAATATCTGTTCGTCCATCTTTATGATACTTTCTTCTTCGTTCTTCTTCTTCAATTAAAAGAATGCTCATTTTACCACCGTTCCTTTTAATTACTATTTTGTTTAATCCATTCTTCAAAACTACTTTTGTGTATTCTGTAAGTGAATGACTTACCTGCTGGAATCTTTAGCACTGGGAATTGGCCTGAATTACAAAGCGTATACATTGACTGGACACTCATGTTAATAGCCTTAGCTGCTTCGCTTAATTTAATATATTGTTGCACGTTTTCACCACCTTCGTTTAAATCAGTTATTTCTTGTCTTTATAATATAACTATTTTAAACCGATGTCAATGGTTTTAGTTAAAATTTATTAATATTTTTAAACTGTTTTAAATATTACAAAAACTTACAAATTTAGACTTTATTTACTTTTTTAATCATAAGGCACTTACATTTAGTTTAATTCTATGGTACATTGTAAATAATATAAATTTAAGGGGTGTTTTATTTAAATGAAGTATGGCGAAAAAGTTAGATATGTTAGAAAGAAAAAAGGGAAAACAGCAACAGAATTAGCAAAGTTCTTGGAAGTAACATCAGCTATGGTATCTAACGTTGAAAGAGGGATCAGCCAGTTTTCAGATGACAACACTTTAAAGATGGCAAAGTTTTTTGGAATGCCAGTTGATTTCTTCTTAAATGAAAATTACGTTTCATTAGAAGACTTTGAATTGAATGATAAAACTAAAAACATACTCGCAGACAGTGATCTGATAAACTATATAGTTTTAGCGGATAAAGCAAAAAAGGCTGACATTACGCCAGCCGAGTTAGAAGATGCAATTAATTTCATAATACAAATAAAGAAAACCCGGGAAAGCTGATTAGCAGCCCCGGGTTTTATATTTCTTAAATTTAAACTTAAATAGCCTAATATACTTTTTACTTACATAAAATATTCCATCAATCTTGCTCCATTTAAACCACTTATGTCGATCTCCGAAGTCAACAATCTCGTATTCTACCACATACATTACCACCCATCATATTATTTACCGAACATTTGTTTGTTAACGCTCCTATTATATACCAAATAATAAAATAAATAAAGACAATTTTCATACTGTTACATACCAAATACAGCGAACATCGGTGGCCTGCAATTTATTAAGAAATCTAACGACATTTTAAGCACCTCCTTAACATTTCCTGCATGAATATACTTAAAAAAACAGACAGTCGTAGTGACTGCCTATCAAATATATCTATTACATTGTAATTAATCATAATTATTCATCTTCTTTTGTATACAGGTTTATGGTATCACAGCCAAATGCCCTGCAAAATCCATCTTCCTGCTTTCTACTCAACTTTGTTTTAACGCCTATAGCAATATCACCAATAACGCTTTTAGATACTCCTGACAACTCAGCAAGTCCCCTAATGGTTAATTTGTGTTTCTTGCGTAGGGACTCAATCCTGAGTTTTTGATAGAAAATTATCACCTTCCAATTTTCGCTACCTATAACGTGTATAATTATAGCGTAAATTGTCGAATGGTTAAATATATCAAAAGTTGGATATTACTCTTTATATTACCTTTGCAGGACAAAACTAATTATTCCTGCTTGACATTATAAATTTATGTTATTTATTTAACTTACTTTAATTACTAAATGTAGGCAAAGAAAAAGACACTGTTCAAGTGCCCAAATCCTTCATATACTGTTCAATATCGCTGATCACTATGTTTCTATCAACACCAGTTTTAAGTTGATCTAGTGCTGTTTTAAGTGCTTTTAACGTCCAATGGTGCTTGTTATTTTCAGTTTGAAGATCGTTGATAATCTCATTCAACAAAGTTAGTACATGATTACTAGTTTCAACTGCCAACTGTTCATCACGCAATTCAGTACATATCGAACGAAGATCATTTGTATTTAAATCAATATTTATGAAATTATATAGTTTTTTACTGTTCATTTTATTACAACCTCAAGTTTATCATTATGTGCCTTAACAATTTCATCAAAATTAGCCATTGCTTCTGAAAATTCTTCATCATCATATATTACCCATTGTTTATTATCCATTTCACCATATCCTCCACCATTTTTTATTCCGCTGAACCCTGCTAATTTCGCTGATCGCAACTAACATATCGTTGTTTTTAGCATTCTGCGATTCTCCCTGCCACGATACTTTGCTCTCTAATAAGACATGACTATTCTTTAGAAACTCAATCTCATTTCTATTTTCAGTTCCGAGTTTTACTAATTCTTCGATGATTGACCGCAATTGCACCAGGTCGTTGTTTTCTTCCTTTAAATTTAATTGCGATACCACTACGTCTGAACCGCAATCATTAACAGTAACGTCCATGAACATAGGGAATTGCTCGTTTAGTGTTTCTGTTATTTGCTGTTGCGTTCTCTTCTCGCTCACACGCTCTAGGATAAACGCAATTACTGGCAGTGCATCTTCCTTATATCTTCTGTTTTTACCTTCTCCTACGCTAGATATGTAGTTCTGGTAACGCTTTGTGTGGAATCTTAGCGTAGATTCCCTTACGCCAAACTTTTCAGCTAACGCAACTAAGGTATATAGTTCCATAATATCAACCCTTTTTGATTTTAACTATATTATTTTTATTGCGATTGGTCAATAGGTTTACTTATCATCTGTTATTAGTGCATAATATTTATTCATACTAACATGTATATCATATAATATTTTTTGTAATTCAGTAACCTTCTGCCGTTCATCCCTCAACGCTTGTATTAGTTCCATAATGATATTTTCATCCCTTGCGCTAACTTCCATGCTTTCTGCCATTTCTTCTATTTCAGCCAATCTCTGCTCATTCACTCTATCACTTCCTATTTAATATTTTAAAATTCATCATCAATGCAATCTTGCACTGCATCTAAAACTATTCCACCAACTTCTATCTCTGTAAACATCCCAGAACCATGACCTCCTGCCCCTAAACCGTTTCTAACTTTATTTACGCAATTAATAGCCTTTATTTTAAAGTAAGATAATTGGTTTTGTAATTCTTTAGTCTTATAACGCTCTAATTCTAATTTCTCAATAGCTTTATCATACAATTCAAGTGTTTTAAGATGGTGTTTAGCTCGTTTTTCACTATCGCCTTCCATGTATTGTTTTATTAATTGCTCATTCACTCAATCCACAACCTTTCTATTAATAGCATTTCCTAACCAACAATCTGCATCGTGTTTTCTATCACCATTGCATACAAAACAAATATCGTTTCCTGGCACACCACACCATTCTATTGTTTTCAACTTCTCCCTAAGTTCATTATGTGCCTGTTGCTCTGCTTGTAATGTTTGCATCAAGTCTATTTGATTTTGTCTGGTTAATACGCGATAAGTCTCACTAAGTAAAAACTCTTGTAGTTTTATAACTTGTTTTGTTGGTATAATCATTGTCCCACCATCCTTATTTTAGTTTACTTTTATTTTCTTCGATAAATCTGCCAACTTCTGCGCTTTCTACTCGCCATAACTTACCAGCTCTTACCCCTTGTAATTTACCTGCTCTCAACCAGTCTCTAACAGTCTTAGGTGATACATTAAGTATTGCAGCCACCTGATTTGGATCTAAAAGTTTATCCATTAATTCACTTCCTTTATTGCAGTGTATCATACCTTATCACACTTGTAAATACTTTTACGAACAATTTAAGATAAAAAAAGGGGCGATATTGCTACCGCCTAATCAAACTATTAATCAAACCACCTTATTTTTATTATTTATTCCTGGTCGCTGTTGGCCATCTAATACAAAACCTGATTTATTTCCATATAAGTCTAACCGGTCAGCACCTACTACGGATAAAGCTAATCTATACCGTCCACCCCAACACCATAATTTTAAAGAGTTATTAATAATTTTCTTGTCTATTTTAAATTCAATAGCCAGTTGTTCGGATATTCCGATCATCAAAGGAACTTTATCTTTAGGCTTTTTAGGAAATGCTAATGGGAAAACTTCTTGCAATTGCTGAATAAATATTACTGCAGTTTCGTAATCATATATTTTTAATCCGTAAAACTTTTTACTCATGTTGTGCCCACCTTTAATAGTATTAATACGAGATAGAATGGGTACTTAATTATAGAAGCATTTATTACCCACCCTTATCCCAATCCGCAATATATTTCCTAACTGTTTTTCTAGTTACTAATAACATTCCTTATAATATAAATTCTTCATTACCATATCAGACAAGAAGTGATATATCCTATGGTCAGCCTGTCCACCATTGGTCAATGGATATTCAGTAACAAAATATTTATCAATCATCGTACACATCGCTTCTACATCAATAAATAAATCTTTGTCCATGTCGGGGTCGTATATTGTTTCATCTTCCATAATACTATTCAGTTTGTCCACTACCTTATTACTGATTATTGGATGAACTTCTCCTTTATGATTGGTATATGACCTCATAAAGTGAACGTACACTGTCAAAGCATCCTTCGTGAAGTTATCCACAGGTTTATATATACCGTCAGTCGGTAACGATGACGCCTTATCCTTATTAATCTCTTTATTAGTCTTTGACGTAGTCTTTGGTAATGGTCTGCTCATATTGGTTTGTTCGATAGTGCATTTTGAATCACTCGATAGACCATTTTGAGCCAATGGCGTTTTATCAGTAGTGTCATTTTGAACTAATGGTGTTTCTAGTGCATTGAGAGCATCATGATTAATGGAATACCACTTTGTTTTATCTATTTTTAGTCTATTGTAGTTACCGGTTATCAACAGGTTCTTTTTTTCTAAACTTAGTATAGTTCTTTTGATTGTGGATAAACTAAAGAACGGAAATTGTTTTTGCCAATCAGGATAAGTATTAAAAACCCATTCTCTACCATCTTTTTCTTTGCCACATTGTACTACCCAATAATTAACCTGTTGCAATATTATTGCTTCATTAAGACCGATTTTAACCGCTAATTGTGGAAGTATTATTAATGGGAATTCGTCTAATAGTAATTTACTGCTTTTGTTTTTCAATATAAAAAAACCTCCTTACTGTTTTATTGACAGCAGGAGAGTAAAGTGATATACTAAAGGTAACTTAATACCTAGCCATCCTGCTGTGATGGTGAATGACTCATATCGCCCAGCAAGGCTTTATGGGTCTTTAATTTATTATAGCATGACTATCTAAAAAATAACAGTATATTCTACAATTATCTGCATATAATAATTAACTAAATAAAAAAAGCCACTACCAAGCAATTACGCTCGATAGTGGATTTAAGTCTGTGTATAACTATAAATGATTTATTACGGCCGTCCCTGGGACGTTTCCAAATGGAAATTGCTTACTGATTTTATTTGGTTATGTATTTGGGTGTGTTTAATCACTTCTCCAGTATTATTATTGCAATATGGACATTTTTTATATTTTTTCGATGCTAATGTTAATGTATTTATATCAGCATCATATTCTTTACTACAGGTTTTACACTTAATTTTAGTTTGGTTATACCATGACATCATTTTCCCTCCCGTTACAGTTTATCCCAATTAATAAATTATATTTCGATGGAATTATAATATTACTTCCTGAATGACATCGCAATAATACCAACAATTAGCACATCACGCTGAAACTTTAACTTCCTAGTTTCCGACCGTACCTCTTGCACGTACTTGTTGAAGGATTCCGAGGTCTCTTTTAAGGATTGCTCCGCTGTCAGTGAGTGTGTTTTGGTCAGTTCCAAGTCTAATTTGAGTTGAACTAATGTTGATTGTAGCTGAATTAACGTATCCTGCGATTGCTTTAGATTGTCCTGTGCTTGTGTCAATTCCTTTTGCGATATTGTCGAGTCCTGCACTAACTGCTCGTTGTTCTGTTGCAGTTGTAGTAAGTCCTGTTCTAACGTTTGTAACTCCTGTGGTGTTATCTGATACATCTGACTTGCCGAACACATCACAGGCCACGACACCAGCAATAAGCAACACAATAATAATGATGATAGTTTTTTCATTTTCATATATGAACTCCTTTATCTTGCTAATCATGCCAAACCACTCACGTAGTCAAAGGTATTTACAGCTCGGTTGGCATACCCCTCAGCATACTGCTGTCCCACATCTGCAGCAATGTAATACTGATCGCGGAAAATATCCTTTAATTCTTCTAGATTACGAATATCATGATTGTCTTGTCGCCTACGCAAGAAGTTTTTAACAACATAATGTGATGTTGGACACCATATGCCAGCGTAAATATAGCATTTGCTATCATCAAGATTCTCAACCTCATTCAGTGTTGGTACATACAAGTCAAGGCAATCTTGTGTAAGAATATTCTGTTGTGCTAATTGTCCTTGTTCTGAATTTAATATATCTCGTAATTCTTGTTTTTCTCCACTATCTCTGATATCGGAATAGGTACGGCCTATAAACTTCTGAGTTCCATCTATACAGCTCAGGAGCGCGTCTCCACGCCCATTTATTCCTTCCCATGACGAAACACCCATACAAGGATAATCTCCTGCTGTAGAGCAACACACGTTGTCATAGCCACCTTCTACACCAGTATTGATGATACCCAGTGCTATTTCTCTTGCTAATTCTTCATTTGTCATAACGGTTTATTCTCCTCGCTGTTATATTTTGAATCATAAATATATTTAACCGCTGCTAACATTCCTGATCCACTAAGAGCCGCTACCCCACCCCAACAACTTTGTAAGTCAAATTTTGTATTAAAAAGAGCGTTAGCATAATAGCCAACGCTCCAATCAATAAATAACACTAAAAACATACATGCAAATATTTCAATCAAATGAGGTTTTATTTTGTTAAACATACTTCCTCCTAATGCTTGGTCAATGCAAAGGTAATTGCTCCAGACAGCACTAACGATATCGCCCCTGCTATCCCTGCATTGATTAAAGTGTCCCATCGCTTCGCTGGTTGCTCTGTGAGCTTAGTTATTTCTTTCTTAAGGTCTTTGATCATGTCGCTGATAAAATCAAGTTTGGTGTCCATTTTGATTTGTTGTTTTGATAAGTCGCTGTCTTGTCCCTCTAACTTTTGAATGGCAATTTCGCATTTATCAATTCTTTTAACTAGTTCTGTGTGTAGTTCGCATGTTGCCATATTAGTTACCTCTTCCTGGTTTAGTAGGTTTGTTTGGTTTATTTGGTTTTGCCATGTGTTATTTCACTCCCTTATTAATATTTTGATTGCTATTTTCTGTATTTGTTTGGGTTTGGTTTACAGTTCCAAATCCATAGTCAGTTGTAAAATAAAAATAACTGATACCAACTAACGTAATGGTCAAGCATAATGAAAATGATATTACTGATATTATCAAAGCTTGTACTAACCTTTGGTTTATATGGTCTGTCTTGTTAATCATCTCTGACGAAAGTTTGATTAATTCTGATACATGTTCCACTCGTTCCTCCTCTTCGGACATAAAAAATAAGCCACTAAAGGCTCTATGTCCTATTCCCAATGTATTTTAATTCCCAATAAATACGCACAAAAGAGTCTGGGAACACCTCTTGTCACCAAAGTAGCTAACAATGGCTATTTGTGCATCTGTTAAAGTATACCATATATTTATATTTAATTGTAATATTATAAATGGTTATGTTTTGGTTTAGTGTTTGATTATTCAGCCATCGTATAACTAATTCCGCTTAAATAAAAATATCTTGTATTTATTGGAACGCCGTATAATACCACAGTACCAACCGTGCTTATCTGTGCATAGCAAGCTCCTTTAGGAATACCTGTAGCATCAGAATAAATAATAGAAAGTGTCTTATTTGATTTAGGAGAGTAGCAAAGTGGTAATTGCATTATGACTGTTCCATCGGCAACCGCTGTCCCTGCCCATGTTAAATAACCAGACAATGAAAACAAGTCACCTTGAATCTCATAAGTACTACCTGCCCTACTATATCCTGTTGTTACCCATGCACTCACTAGTATAGAAGGTAATATGTCTTTAGTTATTTTTGGATTGATAGCACTTGCCAATGTTTTAGCCCACCCATAACCTAATATCATTCTACCATAAGCCGTAGGATGTATATTATCCATTAATACAGAATCAGCACCAGAAGTAACTAAAAGTGACGGTGTTATCCCTCCCATATCTTGTAAAGTTAACATATTTGCTTGCACGCCTTTAGTATATAGCATACGTAATAATGCTGCTCTATAAGTACTTCCTTCGGCAGAGTTAACAGAGGCTTGCCCAGTATTTCCATAAGGTATTGCATCAGATTGCTCATAGAACATTGTTGGTACTCCAACAATTGGTGTGACGTTGTTAGTGTAACAATAGTCTATCATATCACTGATTGTCTGTGTAAAATTAGTTACTCCAGTAAGCCCCTGTATATCATTGACACCAAGTTGTATTAGACAGTAGTCGTATCCTTCGATACTCGTAGCTAACAAAGATGTTTTCTGTGAGGAGCTTGTAGCTCCCGATACGGCGATATTGTTTATATCTAAAAATTGAACCCCTGCAAATCCGGACATGTATTGTCTCATATATTCAGCCCATGAACAGGGTACATTCTTATCAGTTATTGAATCACCTGTAACTACTATTTTTAATGGACGCATACCCATAGATTTTTTACCATTTATTTTTACCATGCCACCAATATAACCAGCAGTAGAAGCACTGCCCCAAAATCCTAATCCCCATCCAGCCTCTAAAATATTTCCGCCAGCATCTTTAACATAAGAAACTTCTATACCGTTTACTAACACTGAATATGATCTAGCTGAATGTATTTTAATACCTGTTAAAGCATTAGCAAAATGGTATGATACCTGCGGAGTTGTAGTAAATGGTATGTTTACCTCTATTACAGGGTTAGTTCCAGATTTAACCGTTGAAATTAAATAACCTCCGTGTTCATATTGCCTAACAACACTATAACCTTTATCTGTTAAAACACCTACGCAAACTAATCCTAATCCATCAGAGCCAGGGCGATAAAAATATGAATGCAACTCATTACCTGGTCTAACTGGATATGTTGTTAGATTAAAACCTGTAGTTGACACAGGATTCCATTGGACAGAGTCTTCAACAATAACCGATGGAGTAGCTGGATCAACGGGGCCATCAGGCCAAGTTATTATATAATTTTTAGAATCAAGTCCCGATAATGATATAGGCATTGTTTTTTCACCATCTATGGTTGATAAGAAGGTTCTTTTTTCTGATAGGTCTAAGTATGCCTGAGTTCCTAAGTGGAAGGTATATCCCAAATCTACTATTCTAATGTTTAATGGCTTTGTTACATTGACACCCTTTCCTATCAGTGGGCAAAAAGTTCCAACAAATCTAATAGAGACACCTGGATCAGGAACAAAGGTATACTGAGATAGATCACCCTGATAAGCATCCCCAGATATATAGTAAACCCCTGAAATCGTTTTAGGTAATTTTATTATGCATCCTGTGGGATAGGCACTGTAAATACCTAGGATTGCATCAAAGGAATTCGTAGGTGTAATTGCAATACCATAGTCATCAAGTCCTCCAAAGGCTCTAACATCTACCCAAGGCCCTTTGGTGATAATATCTGCTGTTTTAGCTGTTGCGGTATAGTCTAAAAAACCACCTACAGTTGCGGCACTTGCAGCAGCGGCGGCGGCACTAATAGCGGCCTGTGCTGCATAATCGGCTTCGCCAGGAGTGTTCTCTAAAGCATCAGCAGCAGTATTCCATCGTAGTAACTTATTTGATGATGGAGAAGGTAGTTCTCTGCTAACTGCATCAGGTACAGTAATTGCCAGTTTTAAAGTTCTATCTATTTCTTCATGTTGCTGTTGGGCAATCATCGTGATTCTATCAAACGACTTCTCGATAACCTTAGGATGCAATGAAGAATTATTTTCATATACTGTAAGTTGCAAAACATCCATAGTTCTAAGGATTATAAACTTGTAATTAGAGGTTATTGGATCACCGATGACTGGATATGTTACAGTGCCACTACTCGATGGGAAAGATCCTTCCGATGGAACAACGTCGTAATTGGTTGTTACCTCTGTTTCTATTCCAGTAGTTAGGTCTGTAAGAGAAAGTTTTAAATCACCCTCTGCCAATGTGTCGAAGGTGTAGTCGAACGATATAGTTGTGCCATTGCCTACGTATATGTGCTTAGTGAGTGTTGAAGATACTGTCATGTGCTGCCTCCTTATAAATAAAATAGAGACTACATTTCTGTAATCTCTTGATACGCTGTTTAATTAGTGATATTATGGAAGAAAAACGGAAGGTGATATAGATGGAAATTTTAAAAGGATTATTAGCATTTGTAGGTGGTTCTATACTTTGCATTGTAATTACTGTAAGCGCATCGTTTTTAGCACAAATAATGGTATATTTAATTTTTGCATCATTAATAATTTCTCCATTATGTTGCTTGTTTAAATATGTTACCAATCGTATTTAATAGAAAAAAATACAAGAGCGTAATTAACCGCTCTTTTTTATTTACCCAATGCTTTAAGTATTATTTTATTGTGCTTTTCTTGGAGTTCATCAATTTTAATTCGTTTAGTATCAGCGCCAATATTATTATCACCTAATACTGCTTTTGTTTTCTTATAAATATCTTGTAAGTCAGTATTGGCGTGCCGATATTTTTGCAATTCATTTTTGATGATACCTTTTTTACCGTTTTCTGCATGATCTTGTTCCAATTCTTTCATTTTATCGTAGAATTGTTCAGTACTCTGTGACAATTTACCTGCATTTTTACTAAACAATGCTTTAATAATAGGTTGTTCTGTAATATTTTTAGCAGGTAATTCGTTTTTAGTTCCCGAAATTGTATTAATTAATTTGTCCGCACCTAATACGAAGAAACCAGCCAAACCACCACCTAAATTATTGATCGCATTATCTATTTTCATTGGAGATTGATTAGTAATATTGCCTAACGCTTTAGCTGTTTCAGAAGTGTAAGCATTATATTGTTTACTAGGAGTAGTATTTTGCAACGCTTGCGGTACAATTTGTTTTTCCCTAAAGAATGAATAATTTGTTGCCCACTCTGTCAATGTCAACGCTGCAGTTGGTATTAAATTAGGAACAAAACCACCTGCGGTATTAGTAATAAACTTTTCAATACTTCTAGGATTTTGTTGATACATATGTCTAATTGCTTCTTCGGTTACATTTGCAAACGCATTTAATCCCAAAGGTTTTGGAATTCTTAACAACTTATCACCTGTTCTAATAATCCAAAAAGTATCTTTTTCATAATTCGGCAATTCTTGTATTTCTTGATCGTTTATACCAAGCAAAGCAACTACTATCGTTGGAATAGTTATGGCTGTTGCAATTTTACCACTCACTCCTTTAGGGTCTTTATAAAATTCTCTAGCCATTTTGTCACTGCCTTGTATTGCAGCGTTGAAGAAAGGAATCATTTGATTAATAGTTTTACCTAGTGACCCAGAACGACTATAATTCAATGTAACTTCCCCTGCTCCCAATGCAGACTCTATAATAGGTTTTCCTAGTTTTCTTGCTTTCATGTAATCACCTAATCTAGTTCCTGTTTCAGATATGTCTGTAAGCCATTGTAAACTACCAGTCAATGCTCTAAATGATTCTACTGGAAGTTTTTTAGGTTCTGTCATCGTAGTTTTAATTAAAGTCCTAACTGATTCTGCAGGATTTTCAAAACTCTTGCCTTTCATGGCATCACTTATTTTAGTGTTAAGTGTAGTCCTATCTGAATTTAAGAATGATGACATTATTGCCCCACTAGATTTGTATTCGTTATACATATCTTCATTTTTAAACATAGCAAATACACCTTTTATTGTATCTATTACAGGTATAAAACCATTTTTAGAATAAATAAAGGCTTCTAATGTATCTTTTAAAGGATTTTTAATAAAAAATTCAGGGCTTAATACAGCACCTGCACGTAACCATTTTGCAGGATATGATAATAATTGAACAATAGGATTAGCTGTTGATTCATTCACCGACATTATTGCTCTGTAATATTCTGGTTCTGTTTGGTATGCTTGTTTTTTACCATCTGTCATTATAGTAAATATACTATTTTTAGCATCTGCATTACCAGTTACCTTCTCAACAAATCGTCCTGCACCGTTTACGTCTGACAGTCTTACAAATGCTTGTGCTACCCTATTTCTTTCAATCATATTTAAAGTTGAGTACGTGTCACTTATGGCTGATTCAAGTGGACTTACTACTGATCTTGCAGAACCTTCCTCGGTTAATGATTTAAGTTTATCAGCAATATTACCGAATCCTTTACCTACACCTTTGCCACCGACTTTACTGCTAGTATCTTCAAAATCTCTTGCCATATGAGCATAGTTTTGATTGTTAACTTTCATTTCAGCATATTCAGTAGCACTGGTAATTCCTTCTGCAACTCTTAATCTCATAATATTGTCATTATAATTATAAAAATCTTGTGCAATATCTTCAAATTGTTTAGGTGCATCTTTGATGATTTTTTGTGCATCTGCTTTGCTCATAGAACCAGTATAATTTTCTTTAGATGATTGAATTTCAAGTTGCCTTTTAGCTACTAAATATGTATCAAATGCTTCATTCCAATTTCTAAAGTTCCCTTTTGATAAATATTCAGGATATTCTTTATCAGTTAATTCTTTACTAATTCTTCCAATTATAGAGTTAAAAGTAACGTCATGTACTAATGCACCATCATAATGAACATTTAAAGTTTTTATTGCTTCTACGGCATTTAATTCAGAAACCATTATATCTGATTTAGCCATTGCAGAATTATTTGCCAATCTAGCTAGTTTTTCAGGATTATTTTTAGTTTCTAATACCGTACCAGTAGCTTTTTCAAAGTCACTTACAAATCTAGTTAATCCGATTTTATCATCAACCATTAATTCATAAGCACGAACGCCTAAATACTCTGCCCTCTGTTTAAATGATTTTTCGTTTTCATATCCAAACGATAGACCACCACGACCTCTAGCTTCGGCAGGTTGTGCGTGCCATGCTCTCATTTTATTGCTAATATTTTCAACTTGATTTGCTAGTTTTTTGTCAGTAGCTAATTTTGCAACAAAATCCTTACCATATGTGGGGAAGTTTTTCAGCGCTTCTGCTTTATTAATCATATATTGCCTGCCAAATTCAGCTATACCCTCAGCCCTGCGCTGTTCTGGCGTGTACTTATCATATGACTTATTTCCAGTCCATTGCGTATCAGCAGCATTAATTAATTCAGCATCATGACCAACAATATTTAATTTGCTATCTACAAAGTGACCTATTTCATGTGAAAGAGTTTCAACATCTCCATAGTTTTTAGAACGAATTACCCCTGGATCTCCCTTATATAATCCTTCAAATGATCCTATTCTACCTGCCCTTGCTGGTATTAGTTCATTAACATCTTTAATTATTTCTGATCTAGTTACAGGTTTGCTATAGGTTGTTTCGGCTGGTATGGTTGAATAACCGCCAAGTGAAGCCTGTTCACCTTGATTTAATTTGCTTTCTATTCTATCTATTTCGGCAGGGTATTTTGTAACTAATTCTGGATAATCTTTCAAAACTTCCATTGGTACTGGTTTTTCTTCTTTAATTGCCTGTTCTATTATTTTTTCATGTGGGAACGATGCCTTTTCAGCAGTGGTAATCATTGGTTCTTCTTCCATCATCTTGTCATATTTTTCTTTGCTCATTTTCCATGTTTCTTCTGACTTATTTACGATATCTGATAAATCCTTGCTTACAACATCTGCGCTTGCTTGATCTTCTGCAATTTGTCTAGTTGCTTCTGCGCTTGATTTTTCATTGCGAACTTGTGAAGAAATTTTAATGTTTTCTTGCGTATTTTTAGTAAGTTGTGAAATATCTCCCTTGAAATCGGCTAAATGTAAGTGAGCACCACTACCAGCATCATGGTAAAGAACTTCTCCCCATCCTGCATCCAATGCCTTTTGTTTAATCATAGCTTGTTTTTCAGCGGATATATCTCCAAGATACATATCTATTGCTTTACCTTGTAAATGCCACGATGTAGGAGATCCATTACTTAAAGCATTATTTTCAGGTGAACGCTTTCCGCTTGTGATTATAGCATCAACACCGAATTCATTACTTAATTCTTCTCCAAATAAATTAGCAGCGACTTTTGTTGTGTTTTCAACTCCTGCATAATCTTCTACCGCTGATTCAACGGGTAGTTGTTTAGGTTCTCTAATGGTTGTTTCTGTAGGATGTATCGTTTCTGCTGTTTCCTTTATTACTTCTTCTGTAGGTTTAAAATTACTAAAATCCTCTGCTATTGCAGGGTTAGGCTCTCTTAATAGAGTGCCTTTTTCAGTTACTTTAGGTATTTTAGTTAGGCTTTCGTGTAATCCTCTTCCCATTAAGGCTAATGGCAATACGGACATTGCACCACTAGCTGTAGTCGATACTGGTCTATTCTTAAATTGTTGATATAAATCTGGTTGACTAGCGAAATCAACAACAGGTCCATATGTCAAGTCTCTAGCTGCTTGACCTACTCCACCTTCTTGATACGATTTTTGTATATCATTAACTAAAAGCGGTGTATATGCAGCAGCAGCAATCGGATTAACAAGAGCAGCAGCACCAAGAACAGGTTTTATGGTTTCTTCTGCGAATGTACCTGTGGCTTTACCGTATTGTGTAAGGTCTTGCTGTTGTTGTTCTGTTTGTGGCGGTGCAGGTGCATTGGTAAGCCCTTCCTTCATTGGCGTTCCAGTCAATGCTAAAGGGTTACTTTCTGCTAGTTGGTTACCTGACCTAACCACTTCTTTAAACCCTTGAACAGCACCAGTACCATAATTAGATAAAGTGCTAGTAACATCAGACCAAGCGTTACCTAATAATCCTTTGTCAGGTGCAGAAGAAATTTCTTCCGTTCCAGACATCATATCTTCATATGCACCCATTACTTAACACCACCCTTATTACCTTGCTTCGACCAATCTGCATTATCAATAAAATAACTAGGATCAAATCCATATTTAGGTGCTAAAACATTAATTCTATTTGTAATTTCTTCTTTAGACATTCCCTTGCTTGCTAGATCGTTTATTGATCTCCAAATCCCTTGCTCATTAGATTGCGATTCTCCTGCTTTTTGATCTTCTTCGGCAGGATTGAACCCACCATTTGATTTGAATACTTTATAGGCAGTAACTTGCGAAGCGGCATAATCATAAGACGTTTGTTCTTGTGGGGTGAATTCTTTTCCTTGATCGAGAAGTGTATAATATTCTCTTACTTTCAATAAGTGTCTTTCTAGTCCACCGTTTAATTCATAACCTGCCCAATGTTTTGCTTCTGGTGTTGATTTAGATCCAGGAGTTAATGCTTTGAATGCCCCTTTAGCTTGATTTAATAAATATATTGCTTGTCCAGGCTTGATTGTTCCATCATTGACACCGTTATCAATAATACTTCTAGCATTTTCAACAGAACCAGCCTTCCATATGCTAGATAATATATTTTCTTGTGTATCTTTTTCTCTAACAGACTTGAACCTTCGTTCGTCTTCCATTCTAGATTGATATGTTGCTGAATAACTTTTAAAATTAGGATCATTTTCATATTGTTGTCTAAGTTGTTTCATACCAGCTTCTTCATTCATCCCGAATTGTGTAAATAGATCATCAGTAATTGCATTAGATTTAAGTGGTAGAGATTTTTTGCTTATAGCAGAATTCAATTCCGTAAACGTATTACCATCTAATTTGTCACTATATCGTTGTAATGTTGCGGTAGCACCGTTTATGTCATTTACATTAAGGGCAGTTTGAACCATTTGGGCTACTGTTCCCTCATTGTACTTTTTAACATTTTGATTAATTGCTTCATTAGGAAGTCCAAGAGATATCCCTTTTGTGGCAATACTATGCATACCTACTCTAATTGCATTATCTGCGATATCAGGATTATTATAAGCTGTTGATGCTATCGCAGAATTCTGCGTAGCTAACGCATCAGAAGACTGTTGTAATGCTACATTATTTTGCTTGTATTCATGATTTTGAGTTGCGTTTTTAAATGATTGCAATTGCGGTGTAATTGTACTTAGATAAGATTGTTTTTGCCTATCAGTTAATCCATCTGAATATTTAGTTGTTATTTCGTTGGTTGCTTTATCAGCATTAGCGGTTATTCCTTTTGCGTTTATGCCTTGCGTATGAAGTATTCCGCTCTCCTCGTTATAATGATAATCATTAACATCTTTAATAGTTCCGGTCAAAGCGGTTTGTACTGCTTGCATATCCGTTTTTGCCTGTTCTTGCTGTTGCATCTTAAATGCTTCTTGACCAATGTTGCTGATGGTTTGACCTAAGCCACCGCCAAAGGTTTCAGCACTTGCGGTTGATTGCGCTCTAAATGATGGTTGGACTTGTTGTTGTACTTGCCTAGAAATTATTGGGACAGTTGCCATATAATCACCACCTTACATTAGTTTTTCTTAGCATAATACTGCTTTGATGCGGTAGTTATTCCACTAAGCAAAGCAGACTTTGAGGCGTTTTTACCTGCCTTTATTGCGTTTGAAGCCTCTGCTCTATATTGTTTAGATTGCTCACCTAGCCCCCACATCTGCATTGCGGTGTTATATCTTGAGGTCTGTATGTCCTGTTCGCTCTGCTGTGCGGTATCTGCCAGTATTGATAGTGGAGTGCCAGCTTGAATATCTAATCCATTTGCAGACATTGCAGCCTTTTGAGCTCCTGTCACTTGACTTGCTTTTTGTCTTAATTGTACTTGCTCACTTGTCCCTTGCTGTCCTACCGATACTGCCTGTGCTTCTGCTATTGCCGCATTCTGATTGGCAATGCCTGCTTGGTATGAAGCTTGATTCTTAGCAGCATTCATTTGTGTTACTGTTCCCATTACGTTTCCTATTGTTGCTATGTCAGCACCACACATAATTACACCACCTTTTTGTAAAACTTATGAAATAATTCTCCATTAACTCCGTATGGTTGCGGCTCTTCTATGATAAATCCCATAAACTTAGCCCACTGCAACGCAAATATATTTTCTGAATAGATATGTCCTTGCAGATAATCGTATCTTTCAATGAACTTTTTACCTAATTTGAAAAAACTAATAGGAAGATTGTCAATATCTTTGGAAAAGAAAAGCCATACTTCTGTTGAGTTTATTACACCCAACAAACAAGTAGGCTTATTATCAACAAATACTATTGTCTTATCTTGCGAGTTGTCCCATAAGAACGCCATAATCACATCTATATCAATTGTCAAAGATGCCTTTAATTCTTCAATATTCTTTTCATGAAGTTCAAAATTTGCAAAATCTTCTAACGTTGCTTCTCTTGAATTAAGCACCGAATTCCACCTCCGACATAATTGCTAGTACAGTCATTGGTAATGGATCAGATTGCCTAATATATACAGTTGCTTTAGTGTCAAAATCTGATCTTGGTGAAGACTTTTTGTCTCCTGTAAATAAATATCCTGGTTTACCCATAATAGAAGATAATATCTGTTCTATTACCTCTAAATTACTATCTCCATTTGTTCCAACAGAACCACCGTAAGTATTTGCGAACCTAACAGTAACACTTCTTATTGCCTTTGTACGTCCTTGTATAGTACCGTCTTTCATCGGGAAGTCTAGGTTAAGAGTTTCTAAGTTGCAATCATATCCTAGCCCTACATGCACCCTACTAGCGTAATCATCAAGCGTTATACTACCACCAGTTACTACCTGTTGGCTATTTACACTACCATCAGCAAGTATAGTTACTGTTTCACCCTGTAAATGACTTAATCCCGATACCGTAATAACGCACTTTCTAGCATATCCACCAGATTTATAAGTGGTATAACTTGTACCATCAATGTTAGCATCAGTGTCCATATTTACTAATTGGAAGGTATCGTTGGTTTTATTGGCCACCTTATAACGCATACCGTTTAATTGTGTCATTCCCTTTACGTCTGATATATCAACAAAGTTTCCATTGGAAAGTCCGTGAGCAATAGCAGTAATTACAACAGGACTAGCTTTAGTTGCTCCTGTGATTGTAATCGGATTATCTAATGTCAATCCACAGTCAACAAAGAATTGATCTCTAGGATCAGTCGATACCATTCTAGGAACTAACTTTTCAATATATCTTTTATATACTCCATTTATTTCTCTTCTAACAACAAAATAGATCTCTGTGTAACCATTACCTGGTATGGCTGCAACGCTCTCATACTCTCCGTCAGTTATGTGTCTAGCCCAAGCATACACGTCTTGTTCTTTATTGTAAGTAAAACTGAGTAACACACCGTCTTCTCTTACTGCCCATATGATTCCATCAGGTTCTTGTTGGAATGCCCAATCGACAATTTCATGATTTTTGAATAAGTGACGTGCCAACATGGTCATATCGTCACCCTTGTATACATCATCAGCCAATTGATAACTGATATCTCTTATGGTGCTACCCATCTCTTGACAATATAAAATTCTGCTACCAACTATAATTGGATTAAGTATAGAAGCCCCTATATATCCCTGTTGTAACGCTCTAACAGTTGTAGGAGTTAATGCTGCGCTCTCACTACCAGTACCTATCTTCCACGTACCACCTGCAGTAAATGCAATCATATTACCAATAGATACCATTGACCTAATGGAGTTTACTCCTTCACTGACAAGCGGTGCTGTTATAGAGTCTGAATCCTCTGTAGTGGTATTAACAAGAAAGTTTGGATAATCACCTGTTTGTGATAACCATAATGTTAATGGGTCTTTTATACTTCCTGCAAATCCAAGTCTATTTTGATAAAATTTAGCACAACTTGGGTAACCATTTTTAGTTGACCATGCTCCCTCTGCCCAATATTTCGTGGGAAGAACGGTTGATGAACTAGTTGTTTCTGTTCCGTTTGTCACTGTTCCTGTACCTGTTGTAGTTGATAACCCTGGGGTATTACCTTCTCCTGGTGCTAATTCAGTCAAGGTAATTATTGCACTACTAGCACCAACACTATAAAGACTTGATATCGAAGTATTTAATTCCATACTGTCCACTAAATTAGCTACCGTAGTATTTAACGTTCCAGATACTATAAATTGAGTTGGTGATGAAGTTGATGCCGTCGCTGTAAAAGTTACTCCATTTACCGTAAATGTGTCACCAGCAATAAAATTAACAGTGGTTGTATAGTTTCTTTTCCCTGCTACTGTTGCATTACCAACTAGTCTAGTTAATACATCAGCAGTAGCGATTGTCCCACTCGTAACTCCTGTGATTTTTACAATTCCGTCATTGACAAATGAATATGCATTTAAATCTGCATAACAAGTACCAGAAGTTTTAGAATAATTCAGGCGCAACATTACAAGTTCTTCTGTCTTTCCTGAATCATTTACATTTGAATCTGAATTAGATGTATATGTTCTAATCGTTTGCCAAGTTGCTCCACTGTCTTTCGACCATTGCAAAGATATTTTACCTGCCCACGTTCCATGTGTAATCATTGCCCACGTTCCGTTGCACTTGATTGAGTCTGTTGCTGTCGTTGATGTGAAAGTTTTGTTGATAATTTGATTAGTTACATCATGACTAATTTGGAACAATGAACCTATTTGATCTGCTGTAAATATACTAGTTGAAGCTGTTAATGTTATCCCTGTTCCTACCATAGAACTAGGTGTAATGGTTGTATCCGTAATGTTCTGCACTCTAAATGGCCCATTTTCATATGCAAAATCAGCCAGTGTCCAGTCATAGTGACTTGATCTAGTCAACGTTTTAGGCTTGTAATTTGGATTGCATAAATATAAAGTGTCGGCAGATTGTGCCGTTTTTAAATTAAATAAGTAATCTTCATCATATGTTGTAGTTGTCTCAATAATTGCACTAGTACCTGGATCAATTATCTGACCGCCGTCTTTATAATATCTAAAATAATTTTCTCCTGCTTCTATTACATACGCCTGCTCTACACTAAATTGAAAAGGTAAAAGCTTCACCTTTTTAGATGAGTCTTTTACCTCTGCAATGAATTTTGTTCCTGGTCTATTCTGCGCTCCACCATACGGAAGTGGTATGAAGTTTTCTAATATATTAGCACTTACAAAGTACTTAGCGTAATCATCACGCCCCCACATGTCATAACTGACTTCACCATTAGCAAAAGAAGATTGTTTGGTATAAATATTAGCCATATTACGACCTTCCTTTTAGATATGACGTAGGTAATTCAAAAGGGATACTAGTTTCTACTGCTCCCATGTGCTGTGCTTCTGCTATTGCAATCTGATATTTTTGTGCCATTTCTTGCGCCTTTTGAGAATTACCGTTTTTAGCGTTAACAATCTCTGCAGCCAATTGATAACTAAGTGCCTTAATAAACAAAGCATCATATATATCTGGGATGATTACCTTGTATGTAAATTCAACATAAGCATCTTCAACGTCAGTGGCAATAAACTTCTCATTTCCATTTGTAAATATTTTAAACTCGTCTTTTTCTTTCTTACGAGAATTGTTTTCAGCATAAACTCGCAAAACATTGACACAGTTAGCAGGATACTGATATACATAATCATATCCAACAGTAGTATCATCTGTTAAGGCAAGTACGCGTATGTTGCGTGCAAAGTTCCAAGGGAAGTCTCTCAGTGCCGATTCTAGGCAATTGTCATAGTTTAGGTCAATCAATCTAGCTGTCTCTGTTCCATCATCGAAGGAATTTATCTTACCCCCGCCAAAACGGCTCAACGCTAAATTTGCAATATCTGTTTTCGAGGTTGACATTTTACACCCCCATATAAATTAGGGGCGTAATTAAACGCCCCATCATTAATTATTCTTTATTTTATTCCAGTGTTCTTTTGCTTCTTCTCTCTTACCTGTGACAACATCACCGTTTGGTAGTTTCCATGTTCCGCGAAAACCACGCTTTATTTCGTCTTCAACTGTGTCTTCAACTGTGTCTTCATTTTCGTGTATGTCATTATTGATTATTTCTTCAATATGTTTATTAACTTCTTCAATAATTTTATTGGTTTCCTTTAAATATAACGGATCACCAATACCTTTTAACGACTTTCTAATATCAAATCCATCGCGATGATTTATGGTATCACCGCGATGATAAAGTTTACCGTCAATATATGCTCTCTTGATGACGGTATATTTAGCATAGATCATTTAAAACACCCCTTATAATTCAGGAGAATCGTTAATATAGGCTACGATCTTACCTGCTGTCATTGGGCCAGTAGCAACAGTAAAATATAGTCTTAAAAATTCTTCCATGTTTTGAAGGTGCAATGGGAATATTAGATGATAGCCAGCTACCAAAGTTGCTAATGAGGCAGTGGTAACTAGTGTCTCTAATGTTGCAGGACTTCCAAAGGTAGCAGCGCTATCACTTTGAAGTACTGCTGTAAGAGTTCCAGCACCAGCAGCAGTAAACCCTTCGGTAACTCTAAGGTGCAAATAAGCAGGTCTAAAGAAGTTACCAGCACTACCAAGGTCAAGAACATTAGTAGAAGCGGCGGTAGCTGTAACCGCCTGCATCAAAGTACCATCAGTTTGTTTTGTAAAACTTAATTCAACATCATACATATATTTTTTATCCTCCCTTTAATTAAGAAATCAAATCTTCGTCAACGTCTAACGCTTCGCATAAGCGAATAGGAACACCCAAGAATGAAGGAACAACACGTTTGTTGGCCATCTCATCCATAGTCAAGAATACATTGGATTTATTCAAAGCTTTTTTAACAAAGGCAGTACGTACGTTTCTACCACAATAGAATCTTGCACGCGGTGAAATGTTAGGTACACTCTCAATTGCATCAATCATAAGGTCTAGCAAGTCAGGTGAAGTATCAGTTCCACTACCAATTGTCAATAGTGTAGAAGCATCAATGTTAGCAATACGAACTACTTTCTTATAATTGCGAACCGCTACCCCTGCTCTCCACTCCCACAAGTCGCGGTATGCAGGCCAGTAAGAACCATCATCCAAAGTAACAAGTTCTTCGCCATAGTCTTTATGAGTAAGACCAACCTCAGTATTTTTAGGATAGAATCCGCAAACTGAATCTTCGCCCCAGTCAATTAGCCAAATAGAACGGTTGTCAGTACCAACACCGCCAGCCTTAAAGGTATAGTCACCATATTCTGCCTTAGTAGTAGCACTGTAGAAAGTAGACAATCCATCAAAAGATTGAGCATTATCAGCCATTGCACCAAAGAATAATTCACTAGCTAATTTCTTACCCATTGCACCGATGAAAGGTTTATTGCTGTTTGCTCTGAATCCTGCTTGATCTTCTGCAGCTTCTACGAGTTCTTTATCAACTTGTCCAAGTGCTGTAAACAGTGCAGCATTAGCAATCAATTGTTTGAATGATCCTTTAGTACCTACAGCGCCTTGATTTACACCACGAATGGTAACGGTAGGGTCAGTAGCTAGTTGAGTTGTTTGCAACCCATATTCTCTATTACCAGCAATAACATACATATCGTCTAAAATGTCATTTTGTTCTGCAAGAATATCAATGATTCTCGCTGCCTTGCCGTCTGGATCTTGCTGCGAAGCATAATCCTTCCATGTGATTCTATCTCCACCTAATGTAGCCATATTTTATATTCCTCCTACTTCTTCATATCTGGGTACATAATTTGTCCCAGTGTTTTTGGTTTTGTCTCTGTTGTTTTTGAATCAACGAAACTTGATTCTGATATTTTTGAATTGATTTCTTTGAATATCCCAATCATTTCAGGGTGATTACCCAGTCCTGTCTCTTTCAAAAAACCAGTAAATTCAGGCGTAGAAAAACGGCCTAACGCTTTGTTGGCCGCTTCAATCCCATCTTTACCGTATTTTGTTGTGCTTTCATTTGTCCATGCGGTAACTTGCGCTTCTTGTTGCGCTTGCATTTGCGGTACAATTTTACTTGTATAAAAATCTACTGTTGCTTGCGCCTTTTCCTGTGTCATATTATTTTCTTTCGCCCAAGACTTGAAGTCCTCAATAGGTGCGCTAAAATTTTCTGGCACAGTAAAGTCACTATATTGTTCAGGTGCGCCTTGCGGTTCTGATTGCGCTTCTGTTTCCTGTTCTGCCGTTGCACTAACTTCTGCATTAGTTTCTGGTTGAGTAGTATCAACTGTCTCTGTGGTTTGCGTTTCAGTGGTAGCAGTGTTATCTTGTACCACTGATTCTGTTTCTTCTGACATTTAAGTTCCTCCTTAAAAATAGGTATAATAAAAGCAACTACCGATTTGATAGTTGCTTGTTGATGTTAGTGCCCATGCTTACGCATGAGGATCACCATCCTTATTATTTTTTGGACTTTCTAGCGGTTTCCATTGCAATCGCAACCGCTTGGTCTTGTTTCATACTAGGATGTTTATTCATCTCATGTTTAATATTTTGTGATATTGTTTTTTGGCTTGAACCTTTTTTCAATGGCATCAAATCACCCCCTTAAACTAAGTCATATAGCAAACTAAGATTAGTTACTACGCTAGTTCCACCAGCGGTTGCCGTTAATGTTGATGCTGTATTAATTGCGCTTGCTTCTATTGGACAAGGGAACATCTTTGATACGCTTGATCCAATCGCTGTAGCTACTGGAACTCCATCTAGGAACTTAGTAACTCCACCAATTGCAAGAGTTAGTGTTACTGCACTGACAGTCGCTGCGCCAGTTATCAAACAGTTATAACCATAAAGTCTGTACCGTGCCCCTGCACTTGCTGCTAATGTTACCGTTGCTGCTGTATTTGCTGTACTAGTTACCACCGTTGATAATATTCCGTCAATATTTACACACTCAGAAGTCTTTGGAACTGCCATATATTACACCTCCGACCATTCAAAACTTAATCTATAAGGTATTTTTAAGTTTCCGTAATTAGTCATAATCGCCATAAATGTATCTCCTGGTCCAATAACATCAAACGTCTCTGTAAGTTTAGATGGATCAGTTTGCTCATAATCAACAGTATTGTAAATTTGATCTATAACAGAGTCAGCATAAACGACAGTGCCCAATATATTTTGATAATAAACTTTTAAAGATGGGCTATTAATTCCTTCATAATTAGAATTCAAATTCCTTGAAATCATCTTTGGTGTTGATACTGCAATACTGGTTGCACCTGTTGCGGTAGCTAAAGAAGTCAACATAATAGTATTACCATCAACTACTGAATAAATATACGTTCTTGCTGGTATTCCTATTCCTGATATCTCCATATTGGCTCTCAAATTAGCAGTTGAAGTAATTCCTGTAACAACATTACTAGTTGCCGTTAATGTTCCAGTTATTGTCATGTCAATATAAGTTTCAGGATTATAAGCAGTTCCACCAAGAGTAAAAGCACCATTTGTAATAATTTTTATTTGTATTGTAGATTTAGGGAATGTAGTTGGTCTCAGCCAGACTTGTTTAGTTGCGCTAATGTTTTTAGCATAGTAAAAGTATGATACTCCTGAAACTATTCCTGTAGTATCTGCAAAACCTATTTTGTAAGCATTTCCGTCAATTATTGCTGCTCTAAATGAATCCATTGTAATGACAGATGCCACACCAGATTTTATTTCCTTAAGAGAATTTCCTTGTCTTTGCTCAATCGTACTCATTTCATACACTCCTTTTCCAATAAATCAACTCCTTTAGCCATTCCGTGTTAAAGTGCAGGCTTTTTGTTTTTTATAAGGTCTTGCATAACATTCCATTGATGAACAATATATTCTCTTTCTGCCTTAAGCCTCAAATCAACTCCTATCATGCGGTCTAGTCCATACATACCTAATGCATCACAAGAAGATATTAACTCAACAGCAACGCTCCTGCGACCTGCATTGAAGAAGTCTTTGCTATTACCCAATGGTTGCGAATCTTTATAACCGCAATTCTGTACAAGGTAACTAAATACTCTCCTACCGTAATCAGTGTCCATGATAGACCGTAAGTCAAGCAAATATTGTTCATCCATCTTTTCTCTTATTTGTTCTTTTGTTGGTTTTAAATCTTCTTTTTTTATCATTGTTGTAATCCGCCTGACGGCCCGCCAAGTAATGCTGTGAGTCCATTATCTGTTGACGTATCAGCACCAGATAAAGTTTTAGCGCCTTGCGCTGCTGTCATACCCATCTGCACTGCGTTTAATTGTGCCTGCTGCTCGGCTCTTGCCTGTCTTACTGCGGCAACTTGTTCATCAGATACAATAATCGAAGGAGGAACACCATTCAAAGTACCTAACTGGTCAACAACTTCATCCCATGCAATCTTATCAAGTATCTCTGGTAGTTTCGCTGTTGTTGCCATCTGTATAGTACTTGTTACGGTATCCATAATTGGTGTAATGACGTACTGTTTCTGCGCTTGTGATAGGATGGATACATATTCTATGTCCATCTCCATACCTTCTATTTCAGGTGGTGGTGGTGGGAATACTCCTGCTCTGAATCCTATTGCGATTACTCGGTTAATTACTTGCGGTAGGTAGCCTGTTTGTAGCCTTTCAAGCAATGGCCCCATCTGTGACATTTTCTCAGATGATAACTCGATAACTTCTCTTGCGGTTCTAGTACCCTTTTCCATATCAGACAACAATTGAAATACCTTAGTGTTAAAATGTTCTTTAATACATTCTTCAATAGATGATTGTATTTCCGCTGCAGCCCTCATATCTAAAGTTGGCTGAAATACGGTAGTTATTTTCCCATCAGAACCGCCATTTGGATTATAGTAGTTAGCCCCTGCAGGCAACATATTAATCCCGCCATTTTTCATTATGTCAGAAGGTGCTTGTATTGCAGGTTTAACGCTTAATTCTGCAGCCGTGCATATATCACGCCACATTAACTGTATCTGTTTAGCATCACCTAGCGACCATATACCAGGGCCAGTTCCGTAAACATCAGCTCCCTTTGTCTGATACCGTTCTACCATTACAGGAAACTCATTAAATCCGTTTTTCTTAAGAAACTCACCTGGTTTTTGTCCTGCCATCCAGTAATAATCGCTGAATTTCATTGACTGGTTGTCTATTTTTTGTTCATCATAATTAGAATTAGGACAAATTAAATGCTTTACACACATCGTTTTATTGTAGTTTCTGTCTTCATAACAACGCCTAACACTCTCAGGAACATTATCAATACCGAATTTCTCTACTATTTGGAAAGGTGTCATTTCAATATTTCTTGCAAATTGATTAGGACGTTTCTTGCTGTCAAGTCCAATCGCAAACTCGCCTATTGTGAATGTTCTACAGTTGATAACCGTCTCGTCGTCTTCTTCAATCAGCATGGCAGCGGTATTAAACACCCCAAGTTCTAGATAAAATTGATGATTCTCGGGGTAAAATCCACCTTTAAACAGTATGTCAAGACAAGTATTACTAACATCATTCAACCATGTAAGAACATCGTAACTTTGCATTACTTTAGTATTCTTAAAAGCGAACTTTACCCAAGGCCTTGTAGGTGATGTAATACCCCATTGAAGACCTGCAGCTAGTATGTGACTGTACTTAATCGGCATGGTGCGGAGCATTTCTTCATCATTTCTTAGTCCGCTGTTCACTTCTTCACCATCAAAGAATCCAATATAAGGGTTAATGAAGTCCCTTACGTCCATAAACAAAGGTTTCCACTTTTCAAATTCATCGAATAAACATTTATGTTGCCTATTTATACGTTCTGTTTGTTTCATTTCATCCATAAATTAACCACCCAGCAATGTTTTCTTGTTAGTTGTAGCTGTCGATGTGTCACCACTAGCAGAAGTTGCTATTGTTGATTGGTAACCTGCGGCAGAAGCTGTCTTTCTCTTTGCTGTTTTAGCCGCATCTAATGTATCTGATCCACTTGTAACGTCTACTGCTGTTGGTGCTGGTGAAATGGCAACACCTGAAGGTTTACTTTGCTTTGATCCCAAAAGACCACCTATTATACTACCGACTATTCCGCACATATTATCTCCTCCTTTTGCTCTGAATTGGGTTGTATGAAGAATTGGCAAATTGCCTTGAATTATTGTTGTTTTGGATCGGATTGTATCCTGCTGTTGCGAATTGCAGTTTGTTTGCATAATATTTATTGTCTGTTTTACCCATTATTTGAATGGCAAAAGAAAGAGCCAGCGCATCAGCCTTATTTGGCGATGGCAAGCCCCTTTTTTTCATATCTTTTTTTGATTCTAATTGAATTTTACCGTCTGTTCTAGGAACAACCTCCGGTCCGATCAAATCAGCATACAGTTCTTTATCGTCAGGAATAGCACCACCAGACTTTAACCAGTCACGCATCTCTTTCCACATGTACGCCCTCATGTTTAAACAGGCAGGGTCAGGAGACTTACCACTAAACCATATAGCATACCAAGTTCTTCCCATTGTACGACCTGCACTAACTATCCCTGTACCGTATCCAGCATCAATAATTACAGCATCAGCATTATGTTCGTTTTCTAGGTTAGCAATAATATTAGCAATCTCAATATCGTTGTCATTCTTAGGTATTGATCGCAATATTCTGAAATACAATCCTTGCCTTAATCCTATTTCTAATGAATCATCGCCTTCCCAAGCAGGATCACAGGTGATTATCTTAGGTGCAAAGTTAAACTGTTCAACCCTTAGTTGTCTGCCTAATGCGCTATCAACGTCCTCAATCGCTATCAGTTGCCTCATTGACATAGAAGGGAACATTCCCCTTACACGAACCTTTACAAAGTCACTATCAAGCCCATAATCTTCTATCCATTGCTTGATTAGTTCCTTGTTGGTCATTCTTGCATTTCTGCCGTCAATTTGCTTATTCAACCAACGTTTTGCAAACTTACCACTAAAACATTCCTTAAAACGTCCTGTATTTCTTGTAGGATTACCAAAAGCAAACCACATGATCTGCGTATTACTATCAGTCAATGCACCCTCTGTTACTTCCCAAATAACATCAGAAATAGCAGAAGCTTCATCAAATATAATCAATATTCTCTTGCCCTTATTATGCATACCAGCGAAGGACTCAGGCTTCTGTTCTGACCATGGTATCATGTCAATGCGCCATGTTTTCTCATGCCCTGGTGCATTGCTGAATATAGCAGTAGCGGTCACAGTAAACATATCTTTAACCAAGCATAATCTAAACCATTTTGACAACTCAGCCCATGTTTTGGTCCGTAGTTGCGTTTCGGTATTGGCAGTAACAATTCCCTTAGTATCTTCAAAGGTGGACATTGCCCATAAAATAAGCCATGATACCAATGCGCTCTTGCCAATACCATGACCACTTGCCACCGCTATTTGTATTGCTTCTTGTGTTCCTATCTCTCCTGCTCTTAACTTATCCCTAATACTCTTAAGTATATCTATCTGCCATACGTCAGGGCCTTGATGCCCTTCAAGTTCATCCTTTCCCCAATTAAAACAGTACAACACCCATTTATAAGGGTCTGTTGACAATCCAAGTTCTCCTATGTCATTTATAAAGGCTTCAATTATTTTTTGATCTTCTGCCATTGGTTACACCTTCTTCTCTTGCGCTTGCATTAAGAATGAAGTCAATACCCATTTAGGAATCATTGGTGCTATATCATCTTTAAACAATAAAAAAAGGTCTAACGATAAACGTTGACCGGATGCCATAAAATAAGCAGGATTTATATAATATTGCGGTTTATTATTAACATCTACTTTACTGATTACCTTTAACAATAACATTTTAGATATAAACGCTCTTCCTTGACGGTCTTTAAGATTAACCATTTCTGCTATCTCTTGCGATGAATACGCTAATATATTTCTGCTTTTTCTATAACCTAACATATTTGTTTTACCTATCATTACTTTAGACAATCTAGTCATTTTACCAATTTCTGCATCTGTCATATCTTTAGGGAAATCAACATCAGCAAATATTCTAGCACCAAGCTTATGTGGTGGGAATCTATAACCTTCATCATTTAAAGTATCGGTAAATCGTTCGTTTCGGTCGCTAACAACCTCACCATCAGCATTTATCATTCTAATATTTTTAATCAAATAACCATTCACCCCCTCGGCAACAGATTGCCGTTTTTTAATAAGTATTCGGCAACAAATTGCCAAGCGTAAATAACCTTTAACCGTTGATTTTGCTACATTTATAAAGATCAGTTTTACATTGACTTAGAGTATAACGTACTCAGCGTGTAAAACTAAGATATATTATCTATGAATCCCATAATAAAATTACTTTCATCTTCATTTAAATTATCAAGAGCAGCAACTAATATTACATGCAATGTAGATAAATCATCATTATTTAAAACGATTGTCTCTTTATTAAACTTTTTAATTAATTTATTAACAACAACTCTACACGGATATTCAGCTAAAATTCCTTTGATTATATATCTTTCATCACTTTTCATATGGATAGTTCTTGATATTACGTACCATCTCATTTTAACAACCTCTTTTTATATTTTTCACAATTATATTTTTATGGATATTATTGGAAGTTTATTGCTTTTTATATTTATATAATTTTTGCGAGGCACTATATGATATGATATGGCGTGAAAAGTTTGGGGTACGGGGTCGCTGTCAGGATAATTGTTTCAATCCATACCCGAAAAGCAATCAGTCAATCACCACACGCCAAGTGCACGACAATTGACTGTAACTTCCATGATATTTACATGTCTAGCTTTCAATATTCATCCATTATCGTAAGTTAGAATCCACTAGTTATTAGGAGATTCATCTGCAACTAGCATAGCCTTAGCCCTTGCTCTTGCATCAGATATAGCGCTGGACACGTCTACCGTGATATTCTGTTGAATCTCCTGCTTATCTTTCCATCCCCAGTTGTTTTTAAGGTTGAAAATAGCACCTACAGGATTGCGTGCGGTATAGAGTGTTTCCTCGCTAAACTCTTGTACAATACGCTTAGCTTCTTTTATAGCGTTGCTAAACTCGCTCCTATCACCATACTCAATCAACTGTGATCTATCCATATCTAAAGCCATAGCAAGTCCAGTAACAGTTAATGGTCTACCTTCATCCTTCTGCCTAGCAAAGTAAGCATCAATCAACACTTGCAATTCATTAACAGTCTTATATTTTAAAGGTCTTCCTCCTTTATTAACTACATCAGCCAATATAATCACCACCTATCATTTCATTCTTTCATCCGAATATCTCCAGACCTATTAACCTTATCGTAAACAAACTCGATATCAACCTTATCATAAGTATCATCAATCAACATACCATCGACATATCTTTTAAAGTCTTTGTTGTATTCATCTCTATTGCACTTAAACCCATTGAAATAAGCATCGTCCATCTTAGATATGGGATCACCGATAATTTCATAACTCACTTTATATCACCACCTATCATTTATCACCACTCCTTTATCAATACTGTTATCAATTCAATCAAGTGATACAAAAGCACCGCACCAGCAATAATCGCACATGTAAATACTACTTTATCTAACAATAATACTAATATATCCATCATCTCTCATTAGTTGGCTCAAAGCATAGCAAAACAATCAACCCAAATCCAATCGTAATAATGCCTGTATATATCACCTTAAATACCAATAACTCCATCATCTATCACCATGTGGATAAATAAATAATGAAACTAAAAATCCAGTACAAATCATAATAACGACTGTTAATACCACTACCAATAATTCATCCATATTAACACCTCAATTACTTATTTAAATACCTCATAAAGTACATTAGTTACAATCACACCAAATATAGCCACGCATGCAAATATAAAAATAAACAGTTTCCAATCATGTTTATAGATAAAATCATTATCGTAATCTATCATTAACACCACCTCACGTCGATTGTAAGCGACTTTAATTAGGTAGCCTATACAATCATACTAGCGTAAAATACCATTACGTTTATTACCATGCTGATAACCATGACACAAAGCAGTTTTAAGATTACTGTCACCACACTCTTTATAATACAGGCATACCAGACACTTGTTGATTAGTTCGTGAATCCAGGGCAATGAAACATCTCTATTAAACTCTTTGCACATAGTATCACCACCTTATACATAAATAAAAGGCACTCACATTGCTGTAAGCACCTATGTTATATTCCCCATAAGGGTAACGGTTTATATATCAACCTACCGCTAAGGGCGGAATTACTATTGAACTCCCTAAGTC